TTGTAGGATATTATCCGCTTTTACCGCAAAATTGCGAGCTTGTGGAGTTCGAGGGTGTAACCTATCTTCGCTATACATTTTCCAATGGCAAGCGCGCCGCAATTGAATTTGACCGCGTCGGCGTTATGACACAGCACCAATACTATAACGACTTCTTCGGCGAATGTAACGCTGCGCTAAAACCAACAATGCAGCTTATCCATACCAATAATCAAGGCATTATAGCCGGGGTTAAATCATCGGCGCAAATACGCTTTCTTGCCAAAATCGCAAATATTATTGACCCCAAAGATATCACGAAAGAGCGGGAACGCTTTGCCGCTGAAAACCTTTCCGCGGATAATCAAAGCGGCATGTTGATATATGATAATAAGTTTTCTGACGTAGTGCAAGTCAAATCAGATCCATTCACAATCAACGCCGAGCAGATGAAACAAATACGCGAAAATGTTTTTACATACTTCGGGACGAACGAAAACATATTGCAAAATAAATATGATGAAGAAGGGTTCAACGCTTACTTTCAAGGTAAGATAGAACCCTTCGCTATTCAGTTGTCGCTTGTACTTAGTAACATGACATTTTCCGAGCGGCAAATCGCACACGGCAATCAATTTTTGTTCGCAATGAACAGATTAGAATACGCGAGCAATCGTACAAAAGCAGGCTTATCAACAACACTTTTTGACCGTGCATTACTTACGCGAAATGAAATCCGCAAAATGTGGAGTATGACCGCCGCCAAAGACCGGGACGGCAACCATGACCCGGACGGCGACATTTACTTTATACGCAGCGAGTATACACGCCTTGAAGATTTAGGCAAGGCGTTACAAGTCGAAGCGGCGAAAGAAGGGATTGACATCAACAATCCGCAACCGCCGCCGGGCAGCGCAAACGCCGGAACAGGCGGCGCGCACACAGAAATATAAAGGGGGATATTATGCCAAAAGTACACGAACGCGAATATAGAACAATGACGCAACCTTTGTTTGCGTCATTACAAGAAAAGCGATTTGACAGCGACTATTATGTCGAGGGCTTCGCGACCACATTCAATACACCTTATTTGATGTACGAATGGGACGGCGTGAAGTATTACGAAGTCATAGACCGTCACGCCCTCATAGACGCGGACTTATCCGACGTAATAATGCAATACGACCACAGGGGAACAGTCTTTGCCCGAAACAAAATGCCTGCCGGGAAAAAGCCTTGTTTACTGATTGAGCCGCAAGAAAGCGGCTTATTTGTTGCCGCTGATTTGGGGGTAATTGAAGAAGCAAGAAGCCTTTATAAGTCCATCGAAGCCGGGCTTATTAACAAAATGTCATGGGCGTTTAGGGTATTGGAAGATTCGTACAACAAAGAAACCCGAACCCGAACCATTTTAAAAATAAAGAAGGTTTACGACGTTAGCGCGGTAAGTTTACCTGCGAACGCCGATACCGATATATCCGCGCGTTCTTACTTTGACGGAGTGATCGAAGCCGAGAAGCGGGAGGCGTTAGCGCGGAACAGATGTTTATTATTACTTAAAACGAAAATTTAACGGAGGTTATAAAATGAACAGATTACAAGAAATTGAAGCTCGCCTTGCTGAAATAGCAAGCGACATTGAGACAAGGGGCGCAGAACTAACAGCCGAACAAATCACGGCATACAATGCCGAAGTGGACACTTTGAAAGCAGAGCGTACACAGCTTTTAGCCGCAAACGAAACCCGCGCTGCGCTTCTTTCGTCTATTGCCGAAGGTAGAGCAGCGGGCACGACGGTTGTACAAAACTTCCCGACACCCGGCACAAGCGGCGAAACCCGCACAGCCGAAAACGCAGACCCAACCGAAAGCATGGAGTACCGCAGGGCATTTATGAATTATGTCTTGCGCGGCACGCCAATTCCCACAGAGCTTAGAGCAAACGAAATCACAAAGACAACCGACGTCGGATCAGTCATCCCCGCGCCAGTCCTCAATAAGATTGTTGAGAAAATGGAAGCGGTAGGAATGATTTTACAGCTTGTCACCCGGACGGCATACGCGGGCGGGCTTAATATCCCGACTTCGAGCGTCAAGCCTGTGGCAACATGGGTTGCAGAAGGCGCGGGCAGTGACAAGCAAAAGAAACCGACAGGCTTTATCACGTTCGGCTATCACAAGTTACGTTGTGCAGTAGCGGTCACACTTGAAGTTGACACGATGGCGTTGTCAGCGTTTGAAATGACACTAATTAACAACGTCGTTGAAGCAATGACGAAAGCCCTTGAACAGGCAATCGTAAGCGGCGACGGCGTGGGCAAGCCTAAAGGCATTTTGGCAGAAACACCGAACGCAGGGCAAGCATTAACGACCGCCGCGCCATCATATGAAAATTTGGTAAAAGCCGAAGGAGCTTTACCGATCGAGTATGAAAATGGCGCGGTTTGGTGCATGACGAAAAAGACTTTCATGTTATTTATCGAAATGACCGACGCGACAGGGCAACCGATTGCCCGCGTAAATTATGGCATAAGCGGCAAGCCCGAACGCTTCTTGCTTGGGCGACAAGTTATACTGTGCAATTATGTTGCTTCGTTTAGTGACACGCTTGCCGCCGGGACGAAGTTCGCGTTCCTGTTCAACTTCGCGGACTATATTGTCAACACAAATTACGCTATGGGCATAAAGCGTTTCGAAGACAACGACACCGATGACCGAGTAACCCGCGCAGTAATGCTTGTTGACGGCAAAGTAGTTGACAAGGGTTCGCTTGTGACTTTGGAAAAATCATAACTATAGACAGGAGGGGCGGCAATGTTTGAAAAAGTAAAGTTAGCCTTGCGGCTTCGTGGCGCGGCGTTTGATGACGAAGTAAGAGGGCTCATTGCTGCCGCAAAAGCCGACCTGCGCCTTGTTGAAATTGTTTTTGATGACCCGCCCGAAAATGTGACCGGAACGGTCACAACTTCGGGCGACCCCCTTATTGAGAGGGCAATAATTTTATACTGCAAAGCGCATTTCGGCTTTAACCCCGACGCAAGAAGGTTTGAAGAAGCGTACTTGTATCAAAAAAGGGCGTTAGTATTGGCGGGTGATTATATTGCGGTGGAGTGACGAAATTACGCTTATTCACGCCGAACTGGACACTGACGGCGAAGGCTTCACAGTCCGAACGCTTGGCGACCGCAAAACAATATTTGCTAATAGAAAATCAGTCGGCTTTAATGAATTTTTTAAAGCCAAGCAAGCCGGATTCACCGAGCAAATGAAGTTTGACATATTTGCCGTAGAGTATGCCGGGCAGACCGTCGCCGAGTATATGGGCAAGCAATACCGAATTTTGCGAACCTATGAAGACCCAAAAAAGCCCGACGAACTGGAGCTTACACTTTCTGACTTGTCAGAGAGAGGGGGCGGCGCGAATGGCGTTTGAAGTTGATTTTGCGGGACTGGAAGAAATCAAAACAATGTTACTTAAAAACGCCGAAGCCGCTGAAAAACACGCCGAGCCTATACTTTTAGCAGGTTCAGAAGTGCTTGCTAACGCAATGAAGTCAGAGCTTACCCGCGTATCAAAAGGCAAGCGAAGTACAGGGGAACTTGCAAAATCTATAAAAGTTGGACGTGTAAAGCGAAGAAAAAAAGGCAATGTCATTCATACGGACGTTTTCCCGGAAGGGTATCAAAATCACAGTTCGCCCGGCTTTGGGCGAGATAAAAATGCAAAAGTTTCAAATCGGCAAGTTGGCTTTATGCTTGAATACGGAACTTCAAAAATGCTCGCGCGTCCGTGGGCGAGCGTCGCCGAGCATAAATCCGCCGACGCGGTGAACGAGGCTATGGCGAAAGAATGGGAAAAGGTGAGTTATGGCTAACGAAATAACTAACACAAGCGACAGCCACTTACATAAAACGCTTTCAACTTTAGGCGATCCGGTGGAACGCTTGCGCTTTACCGGGGAAGCTGATACTTACCTAACGTGGCAGACCATAGCGGGTAATGAAACAGCTTTTGCAGACGACGACAACGAGGAATACGAACATTATTACAGGGTAGACTTATTTTCCCGGCACAATTATGTTGAAAAACTAATTGCGCTTAGAAAAGCCCTAAAAAAGGCAGGATTTTACGGAACGTCCGTACTTGCCGAGCAATACGAAACGGACACGAAGTATTTTCATGCGTCCTTAAATACTTACTATATGGAGGAATAAAAATGGCAACAATTGGATTACGCGATCTATTTTACGCGCCTATTACCAAAGACGCGGCCGGAGTAGAAACTTACGGCACCCCAGTAAGAATGGCAAGAGCTATTCAAGCTCAAATGTCAACAACCATTGCCGAAGCAAAGTTATTTGCTGATGATTCAGTAGATGAAGCGGCAAAGGAATTTGTAAGCGGATCATTGACGCTCAATATAAACCGCCTTGATCCTGGAATTGCGGCGATATTGTTAGGGCAAAAACAAGACCCCACCGGAGTATTATTCGCCCATGGCGACGACGATGCCCCTTATGTTGCCGTCGGGTTTAGGGCAACAAAAATGCGCGGTCAGTTCAAATTTATTTGGCTGTACAAGGTGAAGTTTGCCATCCCCGACGAAAATTATCAGACTAAAGGTGACAGCATAGCTTTCCAAACCCCAACGATTGTCGGCACTTACATCAAGCGCAATGACGGAAACTGGAAAGCGGATTACGTCGGGACACCCGAAGACCCGGTAGGTTCAACATGGTTTGAGGCTGTAAGGGAAATTTCCGATCCCGACCCCGATCCCGACCCCGATCCCGACCCCGATCCCGACCCCGATCCCGACCCCGATCCCGATCCCGATCCGACACCATAAAAGTTATGAAAGGAGTTAAGGGCAAGTCCGATTTTGTGGGCTTGCCCGATTTGTTATGAGTGCAATTAAAGATGGCGGGTTATTCCCGATAACCCTTGATAAAGAGAGACATTTATTATTTTCGCTACATGTCATTGATGAAGTAGAGGACAAAATCGGAGATATAAGCGATCTTCAAAAAACGATGGAAAGCAAAGGGCGTATGAAGTTTATCACATGGCTTCTTACAATGCTTATCAATGAGGGCGCGTTATATAAGCAATTCCAAGCAACCGGACAAATTGACGGCGCGGAGATACTGGACGAAAGAATTGTATCAATGCTTATCCACAGCACTAATATACAAAACATTATGACAGACATTTTCAACGCTTTTACATTGGCAAACAGGGGGACGACAGAGCCTCCGGAGCTTGACGACGACGAAGACGATGAAGAAGATAACGAAATAGAGGGAAACACGATAGCGGGCGAGGACGAATAGACCTTGCCCGCTTGCTATATATAGGCGTGACCTTGCTCGGATTTACCGAGCGGGAAATATGGCGCATGACACCTTACAAACTTGTAACCCTCTTTCGTATACATAAAGAATTTAATAACGATCGCTTCAAGCCCGAAAATTCGGGCATAGACGATATAGACGAAGCACTAGGGGGGTTATAACATGGCAAAAATCGGACGAATAGGCACGCGTTTGGAGTTCGAGGGGCAAAAAGAATATGTTGCCACAACTAAAGAAATCAACAAAAGCTTAAAAAATCTTGGCTCTGAAATGAAAGCCGTAACATATGAATTCGGGCGCAATGATAAAAGCGTCGAGGGTTTAACTAAGCGAAAAGGCTTGCTTGAGCAACAATCCGAGGAATACAACAAAGCCATAGAAGCAAGCAAAAAAGCCCTTGAAGATATGCGAGAAAAAGGCTTAACCCCCGCCGATAAAGCATATCAAGACATGGAGCGCATATTGCGCGAAAATGAAAGCGCGTTTGCAGGCGTTCAAAGGGAAATCGGAGAAGTTGACCAGTCTTTAAGAGAAAGTAAGTCTAATTGGGAAAGCTTCGGAAAAGTCGCCGCCGGAGTTGGTACGGCGATCGGCGCGGGCATGGCGGCAGTAGGCGCGGCAGCAGTAGCAGCGGGCGCATATATGTACGGCATAGCAAAAGAAACCGCCGCCGCCGGAACTGAAATAAACAACTATGCTTTGCAAATGGGGTTTTCAAGGCAAGCAATCCAAGAATGGGACTACGTTTTATCGCAAAATGGGGCTTCACTTTATAATCTTAATTACGGCGTTAGACGCGTAACCGCCGCAATGGGGAGTATGGACGAAGAGGGGGGCAAAGTTGGCAAGGCAATTACGCGCCTTGGACTTAATTTTGATGAAGTAAGAGAAAAAACCCCGGAAGACGCTATGGCAGCAGTAGTCGCGGCTTTTCAAGATATGGAAGAAGGCGCGGACAAAACCGCCCTTGCGTTGGACATATTTGGACAGCGCGGCGGCATGATGCTTATGCCTATGCTTAACCAAGCAACCGAAGCGACCGACGAATTAAGGCAGCGCGCGCATGAGTTAGGCATGATTATGTCAGACGATGCAATCAACGCGGCGGCGGGTTTTTCAAACAGTATGGACACGCTTTCTCGCACGTTTGGCGGTGTAAAAAACGCAATCGGCGCGCAACTTTTACCCGGCTTTACACAAATTACAGACGGATTGACAGGGCTTATCAGTGGCAGCGAGGGCGCAGCCGAACAAATCACAGCAGGGGTACAAAATCTTGTAAGGGGCATAAGTGACGCAATCCCGCAAGTTTTAACCATATTCAATACAGTAGCGCAGACTATAGCGGAAATTGCGCCGGAAATAATCAACGCACTTATTGACGGAATTGTCGGTAATATTCCGCAACTTATGGAATCGGCACTTGCTATTGTAATGGCGTTGGTTGAGGGGATTATAACAGCACTCCCCGCATTATTAGACGGCGCAATGCAGATACTTATTGCGCTCTCGGACGGAATAATAGCGGCATTGCCGACACTCATTCCGACAATTATTGATGTAATAATGCAGATTGTCACAACTCTAATAGACAATGTACCATTACTTATCGACGCGGCGTTACAATTGTTTAATGGAATTGTGATAGGACTTATTGACGCAATACCTATAATAATTGATGCATTACCGAAACTTATTGACAGTATATTAACAGCGATTCTTGATAGCATCCCCTTAATCATACAGGCGGGCATTGACCTATTGACCGCCCTTGTCGAAGCCTTGCCGACTATTATTACGTCGATAGTAGAAGCAATCCCGCAAATCATCGACAGCATAATTACAGCAGTTGTAGAGAGCATACCTTTAATCATTCAAGCGGGTATTGATCTACTGATTGCACTTGTACAAGCACTGCCACAAATCATTGTAACTATCATCGAAGCTATACCGCAAATCATAACAGGCATTGTAACCGCCCTAATCGGCAATATTGATAAAATCATTATGGCGGGTGTGGAGCTATTCATTGCCTTAATTACCAATTTACCAACAATAATTATCGAAATTGTAAGAGCTATACCGCAAATTATCGCCGCAATAGTAAGGGGATTTTTAGACCTTATCCCCCGGTTAGCAGAAGCGGGAAGTGAGCTTATGAGCGGACTTATAAGCGGACTTCTTGGAGCGGTTGGGCGTGTAGCCGAAGCTGTGCGCGACGTTGGAAGCCGCATACTCGGCGGCGTGCGTTCTTTCTTTGGCATCAACAGTCCGTCAACAGTTTTTGCTGAAATTGGCGAAAACTTAGCCGAAGGAATAGAAATCGGCTTTGACCGAGAAGCCAAAAACACTGAAAGAGCAATGACCGACGCAATGGGTAAGGCGGGGCAAATGACCGCCGCCGAAGCTGTAAGAGCAGTAGGAAAAGGGATTATATCCAATCTTTCGGAGTTAGACGCGGCCGTAAAAGCAATTGTCGATAAAGTCATTACAGCTTTAAACGCCGAAAGCGTCCGTTTTCATCAATCGGGCGAAGATATCAGCCGCCAATTAACACAGGGAATAAAATCGTCAATATCAGAGGTTGGCGCAGTAGTCCCGCAAATCGCACAGGCAATTGTTGCGGCGTTTGCCGGACAGCATCAGAGCATACATAGCGCGGGACAAGACTTAAACAGGCAAATTGCGGCGGGGATTGTCGCATCGATCCGTCAAGTGACCGCCGTTATCCCGCAAGTCACACAAGCCATTATCACGTCGCTTGCCGAGCAACATCAAAGCATACACCGAGCCGGACAAGACTTAATGCGGCAAGTGGCGCAGGGTATTGTTTCCGCAATCCCACAAGTGACCGCGGTTATCCCGCAAGTCACGCAAGCGATCATCACAGCATTTTCAGCCCAACATCAAAGAATTAACAGAGCGGGACAAGATTTAATGCGGCAAGTAGCGCAGGGCATTGTTTCCGCGATCCCGCAAGTGACTGCCATAATACCGCAAGTCACGCAAGCGATCATCACAGCATTTTCAGCCGCACACCCGCAATTTCATAACGCCGGACAGGACTTAATACGGCAATTGGTAAGCGGTATCACCGCCGCGACCGGGCAAGTCACGCAAGCGGTAACAAATGTCGTAAATGAAATTGTACAGATCGTGCGCGGTACAGTCCCGCAAATGACAGACGCCGGGCTTGCGATGACGCAAGGTATTACAACAGGTTTTATAAATGGCTCTTTGGCTATGCGCCAACAAATCAACGCTGAAATTGATCGTCTTGTAAGCGGCGCACAAGCAAGACTTCGAATTTCTTCGCCTTCAAGAGTATTTGCCGAAATCGGCGAAAACATGGCGAAGGGACTTGGCGTGGGATTTGAAAAAGAAATGCGATCCGTACAAAGAACAGTTGATCAAGCCGTATCATCAATCATTCCCGACGCGCCGGGACACGCCCGCACAGGCACGTCGGCGGGGCAACGCGGCGGCGGGTTTACCGTAAATCAACACATTTACGCGAATGAAACAAGTTACGCGGCGCAGCAGCGCGAAGCCGGGCGGCATTTAAAACTAATAGCGCGGGAGGTTGGCGCAATATGAGGCTACAGAAAAAATTAACATATATCAACGAGCGCGGCGACAGCCTTTCCTTCAATACAGATTCGCAGTATCACGTCAATGTAAGTAAGGACGTAAGCGGGCTTTCAGATATTGAAAATGATATCTTTTCAATAACAAGCATGGGACAAGACGGCGAAACATTCATCGGAAGCCGTATTGTTGCCCGCGACATTGAAATAGTCGGGCATATCAAGGAACGCGACAAATCCCTTGCCCATCGCTTACGCCGCCGCATGAACAATATTTTAAATCCACAATTTAAAGCAATTTTACTATTTGAATTTGGTGACATTCGCCGGGTAATAGATTGCACAATCGCAACTGCTCCTAAATTCTTACCGTCTCCTATATTCGGTCAATTCGTATTGCAATTATCTTGTCTTAATCCGTTTTGGCGTGAAGATGGGGAGATTAGACAGGATATTGCAACATGGATTGGCGGCTTTGAATTTCCAATCGACCGGGATGACCCGCCGCAAGGTTTAGAAATCCCAATAGAAGGTACTTGGGAAATAGGTTGGCGCGAACTTTCGCTTATAGTCAACGTATATAACGCCGGGGACGTGCGCGCGGGTATGCGGATTGAGTTCCGGGCGTTAGGTTTTCTGCGAAATCCGACGTTGCTTGATGTAGTAACCGGGCAATTTATCCGTATAAATACCGAAATGCAAGCGGGCGACGTTATCACAGTTAATACATTGTGGGGACAAAAAAGCGTTACATTACGCCGCGGCGGTGTTGAAAGTGACGCTTTTCGCTTTTTAGACCCCGACAGCAGTTACTTACAATTAGCCGTCGGCGACAATATGTTGCGCTATGACGCGGACGAAAATATAGAAAACTTGGACGTTGTCATATTTCGCAACAATTTATTTTTAGGGGTGTAAAATGGAGCTTTACATATATGACCGCAATTTAGAACTACGCGGAGTGTTTGAAAAAATAATATCGTTTATTTGGACGCGACGTTATAATAGCGTCGGCGAGTTCAAGTTATTAGTCCCATTCACCCCCGAATACAACGAACGTTTGAAAATGTACCGCCTAATTGTCAAATGGGACGATGACGACGAAGCGGGCGAAATTCGATATATTGAAATCCGCAAAAATTCACAGGGAAAAGAAGAAATAGAAGTGCAGGGGCGTTTTATAACAAACTGGCTCGGCAAGAGAATAATACTTGCGCCCATAGTTTCCACCGCCCCGCCGCAAAACATTATGACAAGAATTGTGACCGAAAATGTCACAAATCCCACGAACGCCAACCGACGGTTGCACAATATAACGCATACGGACATATCGGGTATATCACGCGATAGCATTGACTACAATTCCGAGCCATTTATGAATGTCGGGCTTACACTGGAGCGCGGCGCAAAAGCGTCTCGGCTTGGTTTTAATATCACCGCCGATATACGGCAAAAAAGATACTTTTTTAATATTTTCGATGGCTTAGACTTAACATCCGGTAATGCGGCGAAGAACCCTCCCGCCGTTTTTTCCGTCGAGTTTGACAACATCTTAGAGCAAACTTTTACAAATTCAACAGAGCGATTACGAAGTACGGCGTATGTCGGCGGCGAAGATCCGCACGACCGACCCCGGCGAATTGTCGAAGTCGGGCAAGCCGCTGCCGGGCATGACCGCGCCGAAGTGTTTATTAACGCAACCGACATTGTGCAATTTTGGCGCGATGAAAACGGAAACGAGCAATCACTCACAAATCAGCAATACGATGATTTGTTATTTCAGCGCGGCGTACAACAACTTGAATATTTCGCCGAGACATTGGCATTTACAAGCAAAGTAAATACCCATGCAAATTTGAGATATAAAATCGATTATGACCTCGGCGACCGGGTAACTTGTATCAATCGGCGATGGGGTGTGCGAATTGATGTGCGCATAACCGAAATCATGGAAGTATATCAAAATCACCCAGAGCCGGAAATTGAGATAACATTCGGGGAAAGTTTGCCCGCATTGATTGAGCAAATCCGGGCTTTACATATACAATAAAGGGGTGAAAAAATGGAAATATCAAGGTTTTTCAACAGCGTAGCAGGCGACCGCCGATATCTTGCCGAAGATTGGGCGGCGTACTTTGCGTCGTTTATCGGCAACGGCGTTTTTCCGCAACCGTCGAATGGTTTGCAAGTCATAGCAGGTCCAGGCACAAGTGTTATTATCCGACCAGGGCGCGCATGGATAAACGGTTATTTTTATGTACTCGACAACGAATTGACATTACAGTTACCCATTGCCCACGGTTCGTTGCGCCGAATTGACCGCATTGTCATTCGATGGGACTTGACCGAGCGGCGCATATTTGCCCGCGTCAATAGCAGCGCGCCCGCAAGCAATCCGACCCCGCCGCCGCTGCAACGCGACGCGGACGCGTGGGAATTATGCCTTGCCGACGTTACTGTCAACGCCGGAGTGACGGCAATTTCACAGGCAAATATCACGGAACAGCGGTGGAATACCGCACTATGCGGCATTGTTGTCGGGGTAATTACACAAATTGACCCATCATTCATCACGGCGCAATTTAACGCCTTTTTCGCCGACATGCGAAGAAATATTCAAAACGATTATGCAGCATGGCAAACGGCGTTTAACACTTACATGTTGTCGCTAGAAACCCTTGGTGCAACCGCGCAGCAAGCCCATGAAGCGTTTGAAAATAATTTGCGTAACTGGTTTAGCAGTTTTACAACGGCGGCGACCTCGCAACTTGCGGGGTGGTACAATCCATTTACGCAAACATGGGAGCAAACAATAAATGATTGGTTTGACAGTTTATCAGCTATTCTTGATGGCGACGTCGCGGCAAATTTAACAAACAGGATATTACAACATGAACAAACACTTGTGACCTCCGAGCCGGACGGCATACACGGTATAAGATTTATTAACGACACCTTACAGATACTAACGCCCGACGGTTGGATCATTGTCGGCGGCGTTGGGGCTATAATGGGATATACAGCCGGATTCTTCGACATGCAGCACTTCACGGCAATTACTTTTGACATGCGAAATTACACAGCATATAAATTTGATACAACAATAAGGACGGTGAATTAAAATGGCACAAACTCCAACTACTACACAAAATCTTGGACTTAACCAGTGGAACAGCGCGGACAACTTAAACACGCCGCAATTTAATGAGGACAACCGCCTGATTGATAATGCGGTTGGCTCACTTCGCCGCGACGTTACGGATGTTGAAAACGATGTAAACGAAATTAAAGAGAGCGGGATTCTAGGCAGCGACGAAATAGTCCGCGCAATAATCAACAGAATATACGAAGGCGTTGATTTGACGGTAAAATTCGCCGCCGAAATAGCCGCCGCCCCGCATAGCGGCAATGTGTGGGCTTGGATTCGCGCCCGCATAAGATCGGGTAATTTTTCGGGTTTGCTCGTTGGCGACTTTATACCTTTTCAGATCGGCAATAATACCATTATTGCCGAAATAGCGGGGATAAACACTTATACTCGTTACGGAGCCCCGCCGAGAGTAGAAAATCATATCGACTTCATTTCCCGCGACTTATTCCCGGAAGCCCGCCAATTTAACCGCGCGCCGTGGAATAACGGTACAACCGTGTCGCCGTCACCGTGGCTTGCAAGCGATTTATTCGCGTGGCTAAACGGCTTGCAAATGGATGTGCCCAACACTCGTGCGGTTAATCCAGAACTTATCAATGTTGATTATCGAACTACAGGGCTTTTCCCGCAACTTCCCGCCGCTTTGCGGACAGTTATTGTACCAAAACAATTATATTTATCAAGACGACATTCGCCGGGCGCTATATTAAGCGATGATATGGGAGGGATGAGAATTGATAATGTGGGAAATTTGTGGATTCTGAGTGAAATTGAAGTATTTGGACATAGCGTAGTTTCGAGTTTACTTACTGGAGGATTTAGCCCGCAGATGTTCGGCGGGGCGACAGGAGGGGTTGTACAATATCCCATATTTGCAAATAATATGAAGCGTATAAAAGGTGCAGGGCATGAAGGTGCACCCGCACATTGGTGGTTATTAGACCCGGTGGGTGGGAGTGATATCAATTTTTCCACTGTTTGGAGTGTGGGCTACGGAACGCAACGTCCAGCCGACAGTACACAACACGTCCCTGTATGTTTCCGCATTGCGTAATATTAGGGGCAACTTATGAGAATAGATTTAATAGATT